CTTATCCTTTTGGTTACCTTGGTTATTTAATAGGTATACCATTGCATTAACCCATAATGGATGCTTAATTCGTTCTGTTTTTGGCATCATTTTTTGGGGGTGCTTATACTGAGCGTAACGCCCTTTTAAAGCATAACACCCAAAGCACACACTATTTTTAATCTTGGCAAGTTTAGAGCCTACTTTACAATGTAACGCAGATAGGTTGAAGCTATAACATGGCATTTTAGTTGTTTTGCTTAAGACAGATCCTAGTATCTGCCTAGCTATTGATTTGGTCATTTTACTTACTTTCATATCGTATCCTTATTATATGTTAACAATTTGTTAACAAAAGATAACATCTAATAATTATTTATGTCAACAATTTGTTAACAGATAATTACTCATTATATATATAGGGGCTAAAAAATGGCCATAAATCAAAATTTTGACGTGTCCAAACAAACAAAAGAACCAAAAGCCAAATAAATACTTTGGTCCTTGGTGTCCAATATGGTTTTAAATGGTGTTCAGTTCCTCTTTAGTTCGTATTCCTATTAGGCATATCCCCTAGACATTCCGAGGTATTTTTTTGACCCCCGATACACCAAGTTTTGCCTAAAATGTGGGTGGGGGTGTGCCTCTTAAAATTTTCCATATTTTTTTGTTAACAAAATGTTGTCAGGTAATGTAAACAAAAAATGCTTAACTTCTACACGCTACCCAGATATCGAGGTGTTTATTTCAGATTGGCCATTACTAACTGATGCGGATCAGGAAAGACTTGAAGAAGCCATAACCTTGTCAGAATCCTTTAAATGGAAACTCAATGTTTTCACGTCAGGATTAATCGATAAGGAAAACAGATGGTTACAACTTGCAGCACACAAAGCATATGATTCATTAAGCAAACGAGAGCTACAAGTATTCAAACTCCGTTGCAAACTCATAACATTCCCTCTCATCGCCGAGCAACTCGACATTTCTACGTCCTCAGCTAAAACCTATTGGAGAAGGTCCTTGGCGAAGTGCATGGCACTATGGGAGTCATCCGATCCCCTAATAGATGAAGAGGAGTAATTATGAGTAAACGAGGCAGACCTAAAATTGAAATAGACGAAGCAAAGCTAGAAATGCTTGCTGAGTTTGGATGCAGTAATCAAGAATTAGCATCCTTTTTTGAATGCTCGGAAGAAACGCTACGAAAAAACTATAAGCCTATTATAGATAAGGGTAGAGAACTGCAAAAGATCTCACTTAGAAGGGCACAATTCAAAGCCGTTAAAAATGGTTCAGTTCCTATGATGATATTCCTAGGAAAGAACCTACTTCAGCAATCAGATAAACAACACATCGATTTAACAGGAAATTTAGAAGCCGTATTAAAAGAATGCGGATATGAGGAAAGTAATATTGGCAAAGAAGATTCTGAACAAGGAGAAGTTCTGGAACCTGATCAATTACAAGCCGATTCCGAATCAAGTAGCAGTTCATAGTAGCAAAGCAAGATTTCGCATCAACATCCAAGGGAGAAGGTCAGGTAAATCCTTTGGAGCAGCAAGGGAAATTGAACCTTGGATACTATCTCCTAATACAAGGGGATGGATATGTGCACCGAACTATGAGCTATGTGATAAGATAGCTCGTATTGTAAAAGAAGACCTGATCTTAAAACTAAAACTTCCCCTAGCTAGTAAAAAAGAGATAAGTGGACAGATATACTACTTCAAGGTAGCAGGACTTAATTCAGAGGTATGGATCAAGTCAGCGGATAATTCAGATTCATTAGTGGGAGAAGGTCTGGATTGGCTAGTTATAGACGAGGCTGCCAAGATAAAAAAGATAATCTGGGAGCAATATCTTCGTCCTACGTTGTCCGATAGAAAAGGATGGGCATTGATGACAACAACCCCTGAAGGTCACAACTTTATGTATGACCTATACGAAAGAGGGCAGGATAAGAACTTTCCAGATTGGCAATCATGGCAACACCCAAGTTGGGAGTCGCCTTACTTTAAGGATAATATAGATGACCTCAAGAAAACACTCACAAAAGAAACATGGGAACAAGAATACGGAGCAAGCTTCGTCTCGTTCACAGGTCGTGTACTACCATTTTCAAGGTACACGAATGTTATTAAAGGATTGCGATTCAACCCCTCTCTTCCTGTTTACTGCTCCATAGACTTCGGATTCAGGATGCCTGCCGTTGGGTGGTATCAGGTCGAGAAGAAGCAGGGGCGAGATACAGTCTTTCAGATAGATGAGATTTGCTTTGAGGAGAACATTAAGACAGATGAGCTCGCAGATATGATACTCAGGAAGAATTATCCTGTCGAAACATATTATGGGGACCCTGCGGGTGGTGGTGTTCAGGCACAGAGTGGATTGGGAGACATAGAGCAGTTTAGACGAAAAGGAATCTATGTCAGGTATAAAACAGATAAAGTTTCAAGAAATATTGCCAATGGTGTAAGTCATTTCAGGTCATTCGTGGAAGATGCAAATGGGGATAGTCATTTTTTCGTGAGTGACAAATGTAAAGGGTCTATCGATTGTTATGAGAACTATAGATATCCTGAGCATAGGCAAGACCAAAGACTAAAAGAAGAGCCCTTAAAAGATGGTCGTTTAGATCACATGAACGATGCTACTAGGTATTTTTTAGTAAACCGATTCCCTATTAAGAGAAGAACAGCAGGAGTTATTGAGTGGTAATAGTACCGAATTTATCTCAGCAAGCTATCATGGAATCTCTCGCAGATAGTTTAGCATATATTGAGAATCAAAGACATAAAGAGAGAGAATACCTTTTAGATTTTTACGAGGGGATAAATACAGAGGATTACGTCCAACAATTCTTTGGGAGCGAATCGTTGCAACAAGTTCCCATTTTCACTCAGAACCTGACTCGAAGAGTGTGTAAGGTTCGCTCCCTAGTCTTCAAAAGACCACCTAAGATGAATGTCGATGAAAGATACGCAGACTTCATTGACTTAGAAGACTTAAACGCAAGTAGAAGACAACTTGAGTCTACAACATTCCTTATGGGGTGTATGGCATTTAGAAGTAGATGGAATGAGTTAAAGGGTAAGATTGAGTATGACCTATTGCCATTCTTTGACCCATTATTTCTTCCTGGAGAGTCTGAGCCATTTGGTATCATGTATGCCGTTGAGAATCATGGAATGTCAAAGCTCGAAAAACCTTATTATGCAGTATGGACAGAAGATAGACCTGAAGCTTCTGGAAAACATTTCCTAATTAATCAGGATGGAGACAAGGTATCTGTTAATGAAGGAGATATTAATCCTTATGGTATTATGCCTGTTACATTTACGCACCGATATAAACCGATCAGAGATTGGTGGGTAGAGGGTGCAAGTGATGTCGTAAGAGCGGACCTTTCTACGTCCGTAGCAATGACAGAATTGTCGTTAGCGATAAGGCTAGGAGCGATCGGTGTGAAATATGTCACAGGTGTCGATCAGTCAAGTAGGATAAAAATAGGGGTGGACAAGATATTGTACCTTCCTGAAGGCAGTAACTTTGGAATAACTGCACCTCAAGGAAGTCTATCTCAGATTATTGAAGCAACAAGGTTCTTAGTAGAAGGAACACTAAACAACAACCACATCAGGGCGAAGTTTGCTCGGCATGACTCAGGAAATGCACCAAGTGCTGAGGCCTTGAAGATTCAAGAGATGGAAAACTATGACGAAAGAAATGCGGACCTAGAAAGCACATGGCGACCATTTGAAAAGAGAAGATATGAGATTGACAGAAAGATTCTTGAAGTAAAAGCAGGAGTAACTCTACCTGAAGATTACTCCGTTGATTTTCTTGAGCCACAATATCCGATGTCTACAATGGAAGAGATGCAGTATTGGGCTTGGAAATTTGAGAACAAGCTTGCTAGTAAAATGGATTGGTTCGATTTTCACAATCCAGATGCTCCAAGAGAAGTAAGAGAGCAATTTGAGGCAGATGCTCAAGAACCTGAACCAACTGAACCATCAAGGTTACTATCGAGATTGCAACAAGGGCAGTAGATGGATCAGATAATAGATCAGTCAATAGCTGAGTATCTGGAGCAACTTGAAAATTCTCAAGAGGAATTTGTTAAAGATACCGAAAAGCTTCAAAAAGAAGGACTTAACACAGAACAAATATTGGGTATTCTTGGAGCTTTGTCTATTGCTGATTATTGGCTTGGTGATCTCCTTATGCGGAACGCTATTGATAATTATCTTAAAGCTACTAGCAGTATGCTTGACGACATGGTCATGTTTGGTAGGGTTTCTGAAACGGAGCTACTCGCATTTAGAAAATTACAGGAAAGTATGATAATCAATTACACTCAGTCCCTTGGAGATGAGATAAGATTGGGATTATCAGAAGGAATCGCTAATGGATTCAAAGGAAATAGATTACGTCAGCAGATTGCAGGAAGGGTTAGTCTTAATCCACGCAGGATCGATGGTATTCTTGGCACGGCTCTCGCTACATATAGACGAAGTATCAATGCGGTTATGGTTTCTTCTCTTCCAGAGGATACTCAGTTTTGGTACAACGGGCCATTAGACGATAAGACTAGGCCAATATGCAGAGTAATGATAGCAGCACAACCACTAACTCAGGACGAGATTGAGACTCAGTTTCCTGGAGCCTTAACCGATGGTGGTGGATTTAATTGCAGGCACGAATGGATTCCGATACAAGCTCCGATAAGCGTAGCAGATAGGGAATCAGCATCAGAAGACATACTTGACAATCCTAAAAAGTTTACAAATGCTAAAACTTTACAAGAATATTACAGAGAAAGGAATTTATAGTGGCAAAACTTCATATACCTAAGAGAATCCCGAATGTACCTGTTGATTCTAGAGGCATACCTGTAAAAATGCCATCACTAGAAAAGATAATACAATTCAGGAAGCCTTTTCTAAGAAACTTAACTAAAGTCGCACGAGACAATCACGTCAATATTATTGTAAAAACCTCAACAAATCCTGATGGCAAAAGATTTCCAAAGTTGACAAAGAAGTATAAAAAATTCAAAGCACAGAAGTACAATAGCACAAAACCAAACCTCAGAGCATCAGGTCTAATGTTTAGTCAGTTAGAGCCTCAAGAACCTAGAAAGTCTAGAGGACTATCGACATTAAACTACGCTATCAAGGGTAATGCTACTCATGAAAAAGGTAAGAGTAGTGGGCAGATCATGAATTACCATCAGGAAGGTGCAGGTCATAACAAAGTGCGAGATATAGCAGGAGAAAGAGTGTTGCATAAACATACTCAAAAAGAACTTGCTAAGAGAATTGTAAACCAAATCAATAAGAATATAGAAGAAACCCTAGCTCCGTATGAAGTTACGTTAAGAGTATAAAAATGGAAAATAATCAGGACCAAATGGTCGCCCAGACAGGGCAAGAATCTCCTGTAGAGGAGAAAGAAGTTCAAGAAGCATCTCAAGCTCCTTCGGACGAGATAGTACAATCTAAAAAATACAGAAAAAGAGCTCAGTTAGCTGAAAAGAGGCTTGAGGAGTTGGAATCCAAGATGAAAAAAGACGAGGAATCCAAATTAGCTCAAAAAGAGGAATGGCGAACTCTCGCCGAGAAAAGGGAGAAGGAAATTGAGGAATTAAAGGTAATGGCTGAAAAAGGCCAAGCCTTAGAGACTCAACTTCGTCAATCTGCTCTAGAGGCTTTATCTGAGGATGATAGAGAGCTTTTGCAGGATCTATCAACTGAAAAGTTGATTAAATATGCAGAACGCTCTAGTAAGACAATTAAAACTAACGAGGAGAAGTCCGCTAATACTGTTGCTCCACGCAAGAATCCTTTTACGGCTTCTACGGCAGAGGAAAGACAGAAGAATTGGACAAGTATCCTCAAAAGCTATACAGGGAGTAATTAATGGCTTTTGCTTCACAACAATCACAGGGTAGTCCTGTAACAACCACAACTGCTGCGAACTATATTCCAGAAATCTGGAGTGACGGAATCAAGGCATATATGGAAAAAAGGCTCGTATTCGAGCAATTAGTAGACACATCTTTAAGCGGTCTTGTAAAAGGCAGAGGAGATGTATTTCACATACCTAAACTAGCTGCTGATGCAGATGCTGCAAAGCAGGCTTCAACACCTGTCAGTTTCTCAGCTAACACTCATGGCGAGTCGCAGTTGACTATTGACCAACATCGTTACGTTGCAAAAATGGTGGAAGACATGGCAGCTACACAGGCCAATCCTGGACTATTAGAAAAGGAAGTTTCTGGCATGGGTTATGCTTTGGCAAAGCAGATTGATATCTTCATTGAAGGTCTTTTAGAGTCTCAGGCTAGTTCAGATTATAAAGTTAGTCTAGCTACTGATTATCAAATTACTGCTTCTGAAATACGTTCAGCACTTCAGCTTCTTATGGAGAATGATGTACCAACTGAAGAGTGTAATATGGTAATACATCCACGCTTATATGTACACTTGCTTTCTATCAGCGATTTTGTTGATGCTAGTAAGTATGGTGCAGGAGCTCCTGCTGCTACAGGCGAAATTGGTAAGATCTATGGTGTACCTGTTTTTACATCTACCAATATTGCTAAATCAGATGCACAGCATACTGAAATG